GAGAATAAAGGTAGGGGAATGACTATCCCCTTTATGGCAGTGTAGTTCAGTGGTAGAACAAGAGATTCATACCCTCTATGTCGGTAGTTCAATTCTACCCACTGCCTTGTGTCGTTAGCCTAGTGGTAAGGCAGTGGTTTGTGGAACCACCCAGATGAGTTCAATTCTCATACGACACCCCGCCCGATTAGCTCAGTGGTCTAGAGCAATTGTCTAGTAAACAATAGGTCGTCAGTTCAAATCTGACATTGGGCTCTTAGTTCAGGTGGCAGAGTGGTCGAATGCAGAAGTCTGCAAAACTTCTATCATCGTGGGTTCGAATCCCACCCTGAACTCCTATTGAGAAATCGTCTAATGGTAGGACACCTCCCTTTGAAGGAGTTTATCTAGGTTCGAGTCCTAGTTTCTCAGCCAGTTGGGTTGGTCTAATGGTAAGATGCAGGTCTCCAAAACCTTGCGATGGGAGTTCAAATCTCTCACCCTTCGCCTGTCCTTTTAGCTCAGTGGAATAGAGCAGTAGGCTACGAACCTATGTGTCGGAAGTTCGAATCTTTCAAAGGACGCTTGACAAACTCTTCGAAGTTTGTTACTATATAAAGTGATAGAGGTTAAGTCCCTGTTATGCCCTTATGAGGTACATCACACTTAATCCATCATCGTGGGGAAGTGTAACGGTTGCACAGAAGTCTCATAAGCTTCAGGTAGGTGGTTCAACTCCACCCCCCGCCTCCAAATATTGGGGCGTAGTTCAGCGGTAGAACAAACGGCTGTTAACCGTTTTGTCGCAGGTTCGATCCCTGCCGCCCCAGTCGGAAGATCTGGAAATATTCGGGTCTTCCTTACTAAATCCTAAGTTTTCTTAGGTCGGGGACTTGATCACCCCCGTCAGTTGCGGAGAGTGTCTTCCGCGAGTGGTGGGCACTCACTACTCATTAGCTTCAGTGGTGGAACGGTAGACACAGCGGACTTAGAATCCGCCGCCTTAAAAAGCGTGGAAGTTCAAATCTTCTCTGGAGCACTTGACAATTAAGACTATATAGTTTATAATTGTCTCATGCGGAATTAGTTCAGTGGTAGAACGCCATCCTTCCAAGTTGGATGTCACCGGTTCAAATCCGGTATTCCGCTCTTTGGGCGATTAACTCAGCGGTAGAGTGCCTCGTTTACACCGAGTATGTCGGCGGTTCGATCCCGTCATCGCCCACTTTATAAATACTTGAAAAAGTATCTGTATAATGGAAACACTTTTTAAACTATTGAGTGATGCACAGGCATCTCTTTTCGTCTTGTTCCATAAGACTTGGGCCTATCATTGGAATGTAGTTGGGGAAGATTTTCCACAACTTCACACTCTTTTTGGTGATCAGTATGAAACCATGTTTGAAGAGATTGATCGTATCTCTGAACACATGCGGTTTTTGAATGTAAAACCACTTAACAGTTTGGAAAGAGTTGTAGAAGTTTCTAAAGTAAAGACGGGACAAAGTACAACAGATTGCCATAAAATGGCTAGAGATCTATTAAAATCAAATCAAGATCTTTGTGATTTATTCACTAAAGTTGCTGAGGAAGCAGATGCTCAGAAGTCCAGAGCAACTTCAAATCTTGCAGATGATCTAAATGAGTCCCACGGTAAGTTTGTTTGGATGTTGAGATCTTATCTTGAGTCATCTTCTGGATTAAAGGAAGAAACTAATGAAGAAACTAATGAAGAAACTGAGGAAGAAATTATTCTAGAAACTGAAGAAGAAACAACTGAAGATTAATTTAAGGTATTGAACAATGTTAAAAGTAAGATGTAAGGTGTGTAACACCGAGTTGGAGTCGCATCCAACAAAATCAGTATGTTGTGGATGTGATAATATGACACTTGTAAAGGGAGACACCATCACTGCTGTTGACCTAAATCAGGTAGTTATGTTAAACTCACTGAAGGAAAATAAAAAGGATAGTCTGTTCAGTCCATCTGAACTTGCTTTCCAAGAGTCCAGACGAGCTCGCAAAGTTCGTAAACTGGATTTTGAAATCCGATAGGAGAATTGGCCGAGTGGTTTAAGGCGGGAACCTGCTAAGTTCTTGAGGAGTTTACGCTTCTCCGTTGGTTCGAATCCAACATTCTCCGTATGGAAAGGTGGCCGAGTGGTTTAAGGCAACTGTCTTGAAAACAGTCGATGTGAAAGCATCCGGAGGTTCGAATCCTCTCCTTTCCGTTTAGAATTACTACAAATTTAATTATTGCTTAATGAGTGTTACGAGTTGAACACATAAGGTTGCCGTTGAGGCTTCCGTGATTAGTATATAATTATGTACAACTCAATATTCATATGGACGACCACACCTATTTGAATTGGGTGAAGATCAAGGCTACTTTTGAAGCCTCTGGTAATACGGATAATATGTTTTATAAGAGGGCATGTGAGATCGTCAAAACAAAAAAAGATCCTCTAGCAAAGTTTCTTGGAGATAAAAATGACTACAACTCATGACTGGAGATTTAAAGATGAATGCTTTCAAAAAAGAGCATACCTCCTTAGTTCTTTAGTTAGAGTTGGAATCGTAATTACTCAGAATGTTTATGAGTTTTGTGATTTTACTTTGAGTCAGGGATGGAATCCCCCTTCAGATAAAAATGAATGTGACAATCAAACTTTGGATATGTATCGCCGTTATCTAAGGGAGGTTAAAAATGGATAGAGAACATGATGAATTAGTAAGTCGTTCTGAAGTTCAGGAGATGATTGATGCTGCTATACGAAGGCACAATAGGAATGCTTCCATTATTTCTATGTGTGTTGGTTGGGTGGTTCTTGCTTTATTTGCTGAAGGACTTCTCCGACTAGTTGGTGTTATTCCTCCTCTACTACCATGGCTAAACATTACCTTGAAATAATTGGAATTGTTTTCCTTTTAGTATTTGCCGCCACGATGTTTTATCAAGGCACCTGTATTATAAAAGGTCAAAGAGGTTACTCCCTCCGAGATTATATGAATCAGGAAAGTACAAACATGCGTAAAAGAATAGAAGAACTACTCAAAGATAAATGATTGTTCTAACAGAAGAAGACTTAAAAGAATTACAAGAAAGAGTTCTACAACAAAAAATGAATGAACTTTTTGAAGAACCATCTACTTATGAAGACGATGACGAATATGGAATGGGTGGAGTTTATTAATCTTGTTTCAAGAGAACTCTACCTTTTAATAGCATTCATGTGCGGATTAATTATCGGATATATAGTTGGATTCAGAAGCGGGGGAGGATAATGACTAAATTAACTTTTTCCACTATTTGCATATTTGGATCAATTGGATTGTTTGTTATTTGGGGATTAAATAACGCTTATCCGCAATAGGAGATAGTATATGAAGATTTTTTTGGACACGGCTGATGTTTCTTTTATTCAACCAGCTTACGAGACGGGGTTAATTGATGGAGTCACTACAAACCCATCACTCATTCTCAAAAGCGGTAGACAACTTCTAGAAGTCATTACTGAACTTTCTAAGTTTGAGAACTTAGAAAGCATCTCAGCGGAAGTTGTTGCAGACACCTCAGAAGAAATGCTTTCAGAAGCAAAGAAATTTTATTCAATCGCACCTGCAGTTACCATTAAGGTTCCCTGCACGGTAGAAGGACTTAAGGCATGTAAGTTTCTTTCCGATAAAGGAATTCAAACCAATGTAACTTTGGTGTTTTCGGTTGCACAAGCAATCCTTGCATCCAAAGCGGGTGCAACATTCATCTCTCCTTTTGTAGGAAGATGGATGGACAACTCAATTGATGGTGTTGAGATCGTCAAAAACATTCGTAAGGCATTTGATTATTCTGGAACATCCACACAAATTCTCGCTGCATCCATTCGTGATGTACGACAAGTAGAACAGGCTGCACTCAATGGTGCAGATGTGGTTACAATTCCACCAGTTGTTTTCTGGGGAATGTACAAGAACATCTTGACCGATAAGGGTCTAGATCTTTTCCAGAAGGACTGGGAAGAAGTATTGAATTCTGTTAAGAAGAAGTGAAAAACATTGTAATCTTTGGTGCAACGGGAGACTTGTGCCGCAGAAAACTTATCCCAGCACTTTATACTCTTCATAAGAAAAATCTTTTACCAAAAGGATTGAAGATTATTGGTGCTTCCAGAACTCAACACACAAAAGAGAGTTGGGTGGAAGTTCTTGGTAATTATTCTCAAGAGTTCACTAAGAGACTTGAATATGTTCCTTGTGATTTGAGTGATTCTGAATCTCTTAAATTATTGGAATCTTATGAAGACACAACTTATTTTCTTTCTGTTCCACCAGAAAGATATGCTGATGCTATTACAAACCTAAAAGAAGCAGGTAAGTTAGATGACGCAGAAAAATCAAGAGTCA